ATGCTGACAGTAAAACATATGGATTTGGTAATAATGGTGGAACTGGCTTGACTACTGCTAATTATGGAGGTGGTGGTGGTGGTGGTGCTGGTGCTGTAGGTTCTCCAGCAGCTGCTAATGCTGGTGGTAATGGTGGTGCTGGTAAATTAGTAAATATGACAGGAACAGATACCTATTATGCTGGTGGTGGTGGTGGTGGTATTTATAATAGTACAAGTGTTGGTAGTGGTGGTGTAGGAGGTGGTGGTACTGCTGTAGGAGATATACAATCAGCTGGTTCAGTAGCTGATGCTACAGCAAATACAGGTGGAGGAGGTGGTGGTCAGGGAGCAGGACAAACAGCATATGTAGGTGGTAGAGGAGGATCTGGTATAGTTATTGTTGCTTTTTCATATTCATCAGGTGCTAATACTCATTTTGGTCAAGCAGATACACCTACACAACCATCTTTTACTTGGATTTCTTCAATTAATACAGGTACTACAGGTATTTATCAACCTGATTCAGGTCAAATTGGTTTTAGTTTAAATGGTGTCAATAAGGCTATTTTACATGATGGAGGTCTTTCTATTGTTAATGGTTTATCAGCATCTGCAATTAGTTGTTCATCAGTAGCTTCAACAGGTGCTGTCAGTGGAGCATCATTATCTGCTACCAATGGTATTACTGGAGCTACTTTAACTTCTACAGGTAATATTTCTTCTGGAAATAGTGTTTATTCAACATATTTAGAAGCATCTTCATATTGTTTTGCTAAATCTTTTAATTGTTCTTCTAGACCTATGGACATTCAATCTTGGAGTACTGTATCTTGCTTATGTGCTGACATTACTTCTTGGAAAAATAATGGTGATGTATGCTTTTTTAATTGTGTATTTGAAATGATGAATGAAAATGGAACAAGATATACTTGGGTTGGTAATATGACTTATAATGGTCGTACTGATGCATTATTTAGTACTAATTTTCTTTCAAGTGCTGGAGATAGTACTCCATCATTATTAGGATTGAGGACTTCTATAGTTAATTCTAAAAGTTATATATGCTTTAATACTTTTGCTCCTGGTTCAACTGGAAGATTTAAAATATATGGCTAAAATAGAATAGAAATGTTAGATCCTGTTGAAATAAAACAAGTTCATATTGAAAGAAAAAGAAATGAAAGAAATAATTTACTTCAAAGTAGTGATAAATATATGCTTATTGATTATCCTATTACTGATTACCAGCGATATTTAATTAAAATCTATAGAAAAGCCTTACGAGACTACTTTGAACTTCCTGAAGTATTCAATTGGAGTTTCACATTGGAAAACCAAGAACTACCACCACTACCTACCTTTCCAGATTTGAACCAACTCCCATATATAGAAGTACCACCAATGGAAATTGATAATAATACTTCAAATATTAATTATTAAATTATTTTTTTATATTCTATTATTAGTAATAAAAATGTCTGAAAGTGAGCCCGACTATAAATCACGCTTCAATCCCCTCAACAAATTAACTATAGTTAGTGGAGCAAAATCTCAAATCAAAGATGCTCAAGGAAATACCAAGCGAAAGTATTCCAGAACCAATATCCGAATTAAGAACAGTAAATCTGAAAAACTTGCAGATACCTTCGGAACGCCTTTAAGTACTGATAAAATAAAATCTGGCGACTTCTCGGACAATATGAAATGGAATGTTTATAAAACTGATATTGAGCCCCAGCTAATGAATAGAATGGTTGAAAATGATGATGAGAGTATTCAAAGAATTGTTGAAGCTGCCTTGAATGATGATAACATCAATCAAGCTGAAATAGTAAGTGTAGATCAAGCTACCTTAGATAGACAAAGAGAAAGAAGTATGAGAGAAGCCAATAGAAAAGCAAACAAAATACAATTCAACGCTGAAAGAAACGATGAAACAGAACGCCTTACAGATGAATTTTTTCAAAAAGAATTAGAAGCTCAAATTAGTGGATTAGATCCAAACAATCCAAGATATGAAAAACAAGTAGAAAGTCTCAAAAGAATAATGAAAAATAGAATTCAGAGACAAAGAAAAACAGTGTATCAAAATATATATCAGCAAATAACGGATACAATGAAAAACAAAAATATAACAGAAGCTCAGAGCAAAAAAGCACTAAGAACTGCTGAAACAGCACAAAGAACTGCTGAAAGACTTGCTGAGAAAGCTGCAACAAAAGCTGAAAGAACTGCTGAAAAACAAAGAATATATGATGAGAAACAAGCCAAACAACAAGCTCAAGTAGATGCTAAAGCAGCTAAAATAGCTAAAAGAAAAGAACAAGCCAAAGCAAAACAAAATAATCAAATGGCTGCACAGACTGAAAAACAAGCTAAAAGAGCAGATGCCAAAGCTAAATATGATGCAAGAGTAGCAAAACGAGAAGCAAAACAACAAGCTGAAGAAGCAAGAAAACAAGCTCAACCAGCTGCAGCAGTACTCTTACAAAATGCTTTAAGAAATAGCAGAGCAAGAAAAGAACTTGCATCACGAAAACAGACTGCTGAAAAATACAACGAATTTCTTGGAGAAAGGGAGGAACAAAAAAAGAATTTAAAGGCTAAGTCAGCTAATCTCACAGCCAGATATGGAGAAGCCTTATTTCCAAGGGCAAAAGTAGGAAGACCACCAGGTAGTAAAAACACAAAAAGAACTGGACAATCATCTGTTCTAAGAGGTATGGTTGCAAAAGGTAAAAAACCTGTAGCTGGTACTCCAGCCTCTTCCCCTTAATTTTTTTTCTTATTTTACAGTAGAACAATGTCAAGAGATTTAGCTTCTTCTTTTCCAAAAAATCTTGCTTACTCAATTTCTGAATTGAATTCCTTCTCAAAGCAAAATATTAAGATTTTAAGTGATCGCATGTCTCAAGCTGCAAATGCTGGTGATTTAATTAAATTCAAACTTCCACCCAATACACTTTTAGATATGAGAACCTTTTCTCTCTTTGGTGAATGTACTATTACTCAAACAGGAACTGCTGGTTCTTATGGGCACATGCCTCGCTACAGTTCAAGTTTAATAGAACAAGTCAATATCTACATCAACAACACCCAAGTTTCAAACATCAACTCCTACAACTTACTCTATAATATGTTAGCAGACTTTGAAATGTCCAGCGACAATACCAACAAACGCTTCTTAGAAATTTTAGATCCATCTGTCTTATATTCTGCTGATACTACCTATAATAACTATATTGTACCTTCAAAAGCAACTGCTTATGCTGGTGCTCATGATACCTCAAGAAAATTTGTGATCAACAATTGGATTAACTTCATAAATAATGCCTCCACTTTAGTCTGGGACACAAACGACTTAGGAGATGTAATCATTGAAATTCGCCTTGCCCCTGCTGGTATCTTATGGGGCTCAGCTCAATCTGCTGCTGGAGGTGCTATGCCTTCAACCTTCAATTATTCCATCTCTAACATCAGAGCCACAGTTTCCCGTATTTCTTTCAATTCATCTGAATATTACGAACTAAAAGCAGCAAAATTACTTTCAGATGGCTTAATGATAGGATTTCAAGATTTCATATATTCACAAGGCACAACACAAACTAATGGAAATGGAACAATCACTTGGAATTACAATGTAAATGCTAACTCCTTAGATTACATTCTCGCTACTTTCAGAAAATCCTCTTTTGCTACCCAAAGCTATTTACAATTAGCTAATTCTGCAAATTATGGTACTACTAATTTAGATAACAATGTTTGGACTACTACAGCAACAGCTTTATATACAGGAACTGTAAATACTGTTCCTATATCACAAATGAATTTAACATTTTCTGAAGCCTTAGCCAATCCTCATTTCGCTTATACTGATGGTTCAAAAGTCAAAAAAGATGGTGATCTCTTTAATCAATCTGCCTACTTCCAACGCTATGGTGCTGCCTTCACTGGAGGTCAATTCCAAATCAACGGAGTTATGATTGATACTTACCAAAAGCCGCCCGAAGAGGTTTATAACGAGGCACTTATAAATCTTGGCTTAAACAATCTTGACATGAATGGTGGTGTCCATCCTGGTCTCAATAGCTTAGTAGCTTTCCTCCGCTACTATTTCGTTCAAGTTTGCAGTCTTTCCAATCTTGCTAATGACGGCAAATTCTGGCGTTCTGGTCTCAACGGACAAAACTCTTCAATTAATGTTCAATACTCTGCTGTTTTCAACGCCGCCTCAGCCAATGGGGATAGTATCATACCCATCTTCTTCAATGCTATGACTAAAATCATGATAGTCAATGCTGGTCGTATAATAAACGTTGTTTAACGATTAAAAAAGACATATAAGAATAATTTGATGTATATAATAAAAGAAGATGCCTGATTATTCAAAAGGAAAGATTTACACTATCAGATGTTATCAAGATCCTACCTTGATTTATGTTGGTTCAACAGTTGAAACATTACACAAACGATGGCATGGACACAAAACACAGTATAAAGCAAACAAAGAAAATGTCAAGTTTATGGAAGCAATAAATGAACATGGTATAGAAAACTTTTATATAGAGCTCTACGAAAATTATCCAAGTGAAACTAAAGAGCAACTCAACCAACGAGAGGGTGAAATTACCAGAGAAATAGGAACATTAAATAAAAACATATCTGGTAGAACAAATAGGCTATACATTGAAGAACATAAGGAAAGGCTTTATGAAATAAACAAAGGATATAGAGAAACACACAAAGCAGAGAAAGCAGAAACTGATAAGAAGTATAAGGAGAACAATAAAGAAGTAATTAAAGAAAAACGAACAATGCTTTTCACTTGTGAATGTGGTAAGTCATTTCAAAGAGATGGAATAGCCAGACATAGTAGAAGTGAATTTCATCAAGCATTTGTAGCTAAATCGTTGGTTTAAACTTATTTTTATCT